GTTATTACCAACACAAACTACATTAGTATAATAATTCATCTAAACTTTCATAATTATAAATAGGTGTAGGTCACGGGACTGCAATCCCTACCTACTCTAATGATAAAAAGGAATCATCAGCATGAATATTTATTACATATATCAACACCGAAGAAACGATACCGGTGAAATCTTCTATGTAGGTAAAGGCAAAAAGAACCGTTGCTTTGAGACTACAAATCGTAACACACATTGGCAAAATATCATTAACAAAACAGATTATTCTGTGGAGTTATTATACGAGTATTTGTCTGAAGATGTGGCAAATCTTATTGAAATTGGCCTAATAACCAAATACAAACATGACGGTATAAAATTATGCAACATGACCATTGGTGGTGAAGGTAACTCTGGACACAAACATTCTAATGAGTCCAAAAAAGTTATGTCCGAAAAAAAGATTGGACGAAAACTCACCGAAGAACACAAACAAAAAATAGGCCAAGCTCATAAAGGCAAAATTATTTCAGACAAACAAAAGAAACAAATAAGTGAAACTCTAAAAGGTAAAAAACTTTCGGATGCTCACAAAATAGCTATAAGTAATGGTGTGAAAAAAATCAAAACTTAGGTATTGAACTTGCAATTTGAATGCCAGAACCAAATAACTTATTATACTCATTTTCCAATTCTACCATTGGACTTGTGATGCAAAGAATATCAGATACATCAAATGAAATACCTGTTTTAAACTCTTGGGCATATTCTAAGAAAGGAGAAAATCCCATCATTGGTCCATCTTTGGATGGTTGTACAATTACCTGCACAGTTTCTTTGACTGTGATTCTCTCATCATTTTCATAAACAACACTGGCGATGATTGTTTGATTTGTTTTAAAAGTAATTAACTTTACCGCCATTTTAAATCCTTGTTGAAGCAGGCACTACGGCCAAAGTCACCCAACGTTTTGGGTAAAGCATTTCACGACCATTAAACTCGGTCATGTTAAGAGTTGGGTCTTCAATGAGACCTACGACCTCTACCATATCATCGAATTCTCGCAAGAAGAAATCGTACTTATAAGCACGGGGAAGGCGATTAGCCTCAGCGAATTGTTTTGCGATTTTAGATGTTTCCATAATATCTCCAAAAGTTAATAATCAATTATAATGTATTTAAACGAACTTGTCAAGCGCAGGAGGTGTCCATCCTTCTGGTTTTAAAACTTTGCCGTCTGGTCGTTTAAGTACTTTGCCTGTTGTCGGGTCAATCTTTGCCAAGTTAGAACGGGCAACTTCTGCCCATGCCGCATCAACATCATACCCCTTCATCTTACAATACCCAAGAATAACCCAAATCATATCCATACAGGCATCAAGTTGTTCTACTTCATCACATGCATAGTAAGCTGAACGAAACTCACCGACTTCTTCATCAATTAAGGTTTTGTATAACTTAACATTTTTTGCTGATGGTTCTTGGTCACAAGCATCAATAAATTTACAAACATCATTATACATTCTGACGACTCAATTCAGATTGGTATGCACGCTGTCTCAATTCGGTTGAACTGAATCGGTGGTTGCGGGAGTTAAAGTACATATTGATACCTCGGTCAATACAGATTTGTTTACCTGTATATTCTTTGTCTTTGTATTCTTCACCAATGATTCTAACAGAAATTGGTAGAAACATCAATAGGTCTTCAAGGTCTTTTTCGGTACTATAAACAACAATCTCATCCACAAATTTTACCGCAGAAAGTTGCACGAATCGTTCGACAATAGATTGAACTGGTTTGTTTTTACCAGGTCTATCGGAACTTGGATCATTTTGTAAACCAACAATCAAGTGGTCACATACAGACTTGGCTTCAGCAAGCATAAGAATATGTCCTGCATGAAGTAAATCAAAAGTTGAGCAGGTGAAACCAATTGGTCTGCCTGCCATATCATCTGGCACTACTAACATAATAAACCCCTTTAAATTATATATGCTGTTGAACAGCTACATTACACTTCTTTAGAAAATTAATACCGTCATCGTTGCGATAACTATTTCGGTAATATACACTATCGATACCCGATTGATGAATTAGTTTGGCACAATCTAAACATGGCGCATGAGTTACAAACAATGTTGCACCATCACTTGAATTGGTACTACGTGCAATCTTGGCCAACGCATTGGTCTCTGCATGGAGTACTTCAGGTTTGGTTTTATTTCGTGTCCAACCGTGAACAGTTTCGGTATATCCGTATTCCTTCATTTGAAATTCAGTATAGTAACATTCATCTTTAAGGACATATTCAGTGTCCTCACAGTTGTTATCCCAACCTGAAGGCATGCCATTATAACCGATGCCAATGATTGTATTATCTTTTACAACAACACAGCCAACGTGCAATCTTTTTGCAGAAGACAGTTCGGCATAGACTTCAGCAGTCTTCATGTGTGCATCAATAAATTTCTTTTTCATAATATAGTAAGTGGGGCTTTCGCCCCACAGTTTTACTCAGTCAATAGAGTTGGTTTTGAGAACGCAAGTTGCTCACCAATCTCAATCTTCCTTGGTTTTTTATGGTCAGGAATTACATTCTCCAAACCAATCTTCAAAATGCCGTCTTTGAATTCGGCACCACGCACTTCCATAGTATCAGTCAATCTGATATTCTTAGTGAAAGAACGAGCAGCAATACCACGATAAACATAATTTGCTTCATCTTTGGTGTTCTTCTCACCACGAATCACTAGATTACCTTCATCAAGTTGAATGTCGATTTCATCTTTTGAAAATCCAGCAACAGCCATTTCAACGACATACTTGTTGTCTTCTACTTTGATGATGTTGTGTGGAGGGAAAGATGATTGGACTGTTTGACCTTTACCAACGAGTTTCTCCAACTCAGTGAATAACTGGTCAAATCCAACGTATGATGGATACAATGCTGAAATACTTGTCATAGTTTTCTCCTTTAAAAAGCAAGTTTAAAAATAGATACCCCGAAGGCATATCATTAATCCAGCTTACCGACTACTGGGGTACCTTATCGTTGTACCGGCTTTAGACGCTCCTAAGGTAGTAGAGTCTTTACGTTCCCATCCCGAGGGAGTATTTTTATTTATCCAATTTTACAAAAGCTTCACCATTCACAAAGTATTTTCTTTGTGGATTTTCTGCTTTGTATACCTGGATAAATGTCATTGTACTGTCTTGTCTTTTCTCAAACAAATTACTGGTGTACACCACCTCACCAGTATAAATGTTTTTCAACTTTTCAACTTTTTCTTTCACTTGTTTCATAATATATCTACTTACTGTGGTGTAATCTTCTTACCAATATTGTATTTTGGTACCAAATTCCATTCATCTTTCTCTTTGTGAGAGATGATTTTGATTTGGTGTAATGGTGCAATGTTATCACCCATCAATTCTGGATTAGAAACTTTCACCAAACCCCATTCTTCTAATAATCTTGCAATTGCATTTCTTCTTTGAATATCATTCTCTGTAATATCGGTTGGTTTGCCATCCAATTGGAATAATTCTTTGAAGTGTACAATATAATATTTACCTTGTTTGTGTAAAATGTGGCATGACTGATACAAAATCTTATCTTTACGTGAAGAAACACCGATTCTGGTTAATGTTTCACGTACCTTTAAAAAATCATCCTCTTGCTTTAATTTAACCTCAACAAACTTGTTTAAATCTACCATATTATTTCCTCAATCCACCGATACCGGTTTTTTCTTTTAATTGTTGGATTTGTTCATTAGTCAATAGGCGGAGTGCTTCAAGTGCTTTCGTATCAGAAAAACCATAGACGGTTTTAATGCATTGTATATCTTCACTTTTATCAGACTTAGCCCACTTTACGAACGGTCTTTTCTTAGACCTTATGGTATTTAGTGTTTTAATAATTTCATATAACATAACAATTTTTCAATATCAACTATATCACAATCATTCTTTAAACGATTAGCTTTGAACGATATAATCTGTATATTGCCTTTTACATATCCTTTACTATTATCAATCCTATCCAATGATGGTGACTTATCTGTTGGACCTTTACCGACACCGACTTCAAATTCAAAACCAAATACTGGACACAATTTTGGTATTTTGATATCATCCAACTCTATATTAAATTCTATACCAGTTTTCTCAGACCTTTTCTTAGCCCTCCACCACATAGATTTTATAAACTTCAATCCAAGTTCTTCATATTTCTCTTTGTGTATTTTTCTATTATCCAAAGATTTATTTTTGATATTAGCACATTCTACACATCCCATGTTTGAAACATATTTTTGAGATATGTGTCCTTTTTTACAAGGTTTACCATTGAAATATCTAAAGAAACCTTGTTTTTTTGCTTCTTCTCTACTTATTATTTGCATAAACACCTCACAATATTAGTTAATATTATTTAGTATTTTTTAGTCCTCCAATGGACATTTTTTCTTTCAAAAGATATATTTGTTCATCGGTCAACAGGCGGAGTGCTTCGAGTGCTTTTATGTCAGAAAAACCGAAATGAAATTTAATTGCGTCAATATCTGAACTTTTATCAGACTTAGCCCACTTTACAAACGGTCTTTTCTTTGAGCGAATAGTGTTTAACAAAAAATCATTCTGTAGTTTCTTGTCGATGAATGACCTGCGATTCATCTCATTCGCATATGATACGCAATCAATTTGATATGACAGCGAACGATTGACCAAAAACGGAACGTATTCAGATTCAGTCACATCATCAACAATTAACTGTTTCTTTCCTTGTAGAATTTGGTTTACATAATCAAACGGACTCATACTACCATCCTTATTAATCCGATTGTGTCGATTGTGGTAAGCAAGA